AGTCTCGTGGGCTCGGAGATGTGTATAAGAGACAGCAAGAGAAATGTTGTGGAGTGTGTTCAATGACTTTCACCCTCACACTTGGATATGAGAGATACATTAATGACTACAGACGGCAAGTTCTGGGAATACGATGAACTGCTAAAGAAAATGGATGATGACAACTTCTACTATGGTTACTTAGGAAAGTACGCTCTTAGTAGTAGTTCAGTAAAGAAACTTTTGGATTCTCCAAAGGCTTACATTAAATCATTAAGACAAAGAGACGACACCCCTGCGCTATTGCAAGGTAAACTCGTGCACCTCGCTGTGTTAGAGCCTGAGAAGTTTCAGGAGTTAAACTTCGTAGATGTACAGAGTAGAAACACTAAGGCGTTCAAAGAGGCACTTAGTCAGAACTCTGAGACATATACAATAAAGGAGTACAATAATGCTATGTACCTAGCTGAAGCAGTCGCCAACAATAAACACGCTACTGAGCTGTTAGATGGAACTAAGAAGGAAGTTCCAGCAGCAGGGATGTTGTTTGGCAAGCCATTCAGAGCTAAGGCAGATGCTTTAGGTTCAGGGCGCATAGTAGATTTAAAAACGTGCCAGAACATAAATAAATTCCATTGGAGTGCTAAGGACTATAAATATATGTGTCAAGCGTATATCTACTGCCAGTTGTTCAATGTGGATTACACTGACTTCTTTTATATAGCAGTTGACAAGGGAACTAATGACATTGGAATCTTTGATATGTCAGAAGAATTTTATAACTTAGGCGAAAGTTTGGTTGAGCAAGCAGTTGAGGTTTATACTAATGAAATACAGAACGGTATGAACGAATTGCACAACTACACGATTAGAGGAACGCTGTGATAGAAGATGACTACAAATCAATAATTGAAGACCATAAAGACAGTTTCCTTTTGTCTCTAAGACTTGGAGTGCTACGAGTAGATGAGTTAAGACTTCTACTCGACCACTTCAGGGAAATGGAAGACTACGAAATGTGTCAAGGTATTACGAACGCTTACGTTGAATATAAAAATGAATTAGATGAACATTGACTTTGATATATTAAGAGATATTACACAAGAGGTTTGCAAGGTAGACCCATTAAAAAACAATAGAACTAGAGAGGTTGTATATGCACGAATGATTATGTATAAAGTCCTACAACAGTTCCACAGATACAGTTACACTGCGATAGGCAGGATGTTTAAAAAGAATCACGCCACTATATTGTATAGCATTAACCAGTTTAATAACATTGTTAAGTCAGAGGATTGGGTTAAAATTAGATATCATACAGTTGTCAGTGAGTACACAAGAGAGATTAGTTTACAGAATGAAGCCATCTCGGATGTTTACCTAAAGAACAAACTTCTTGAATCTCAACTTAGTTCTCAGAGAAGAGTTATAAGAGAGTGTAAAGAGATATCTGATATAATTGGAGACTTGCCCAAAGACAAGGTAGAGCAGATTACTGACAAGCTTCGTATGTTAGTCGAGGTTGCTAAACAAGAGATAAAGCCTCGTAATCAACAAACAGAAGTATATCAATCAATATCTTAATATGGCGAATAGAAGACGTAAAACAAAAGAGGAGATAGACAGGGATGTGAAGTTCATCCCTATTCCTGAGTGGAAAAACACTTATCAATACCACAGAACCAATAAGCGTTCTACATACGTTGACTTAAATAATAAACGATGAAGCAAAAGAAATGGACTCAGGCTCAAAGGATAGCTAATCTGGAGAAAGCTACTTCTAATCTCTATATGATGATTCAGGCGATAATTGACAAGTTACCTAAAGAAGAAAACACTGATGAAAAAAAGTAGTTACTTTAATTAAAGGTGGCGTATGTCTGAAGAGCAAGAGTTTAAGAAACAGGGAGTTATAAGCTCCAAAACACAGAAGTGGTTAGCTGACAAGAAGCGTAAGGAGGAGGAGGCTAAGAATAGTCCTGCGCCTAAACTTAAATCAGAACCAAAGGCAAACAAGCCAACTATTGTAAAAGAAGAGCACCAGAAGTATTCTGATGGTCGCAGAGGTAACGGAGCTGTTAAGGGAGTGTCAAGAGGGCAAGGGCGCAAGCCTAAAGCTAAAGAGGAGGAGATAAAGAACTTCGCTCTTGGTTCAATGAAACGTGCCTTTGGCAGTGAGAAGAAGGCTTGGGAATCTCTAGCTAATATGAGTAAGGATTCATTCCCACACTTGAGACTTCTTTGGGAGTACAAGTATGGTAAGCCAAAAGAACAAAAGGATTTGAATGTAAAACAGGAGGTGAACATTCCTGTAATCTCATTCCTTAATCCAGAGAATACTATTGATATTGAATCCGAAACACAAGACGATGGCGAAGAAGATAAAGCATAGTTACTCTCCGTTCTTTAATGGAAGGACAGAAAGCGATTTCGATTGCGTTGAGTATGAGGTTGGTAGAGATAGGTGTAGTGAGCAATGTGAATTTTGCAATTTAGACCCTCACACCAAACGATGAAAAATGTTCGGCTCAATCCTAAATATCACTCGGTATTCGAATCTCCATCCAGATACCATATATGTACTGGCGGTAGAGGTAGCGGAAAGTCTTTTGCAATAAATACCTTTTTGGTATTGCTCACTTACGAAAAAGGACATAAGATACTTTTTACTCGATATACTATGACTTCAGCAAGTATGTCTATTATACCAGAGTTTCTGGAGAAGTTAGACCTTATGGGTATTGGCGGTAACTTTACTGTCACAAAGACTGAAATCATAAACAACCTTACAGGGAGTAGTATATTCTTTAGTGGTATCAAGACAGCCAGTGGAGACCAAACTGCAAAGCTAAAGTCCATTCAGGGTGTCACCACATTCGTATTGGATGAGGCGGAGGAGCTTACAGATGAAGAATCGTTCGATAAGATAGATTACTCTGTAAGAGCGATGGGTACGCAGAACAGATGTATCTTAATTCTAAACCCCACTACAAAAGAACACTGGATATATCAAAGGTTCTTTCAGAACAGAGGTATTCCAGATGGTCACAACGGAGAGAATGAGAATGTGAATTATGTACACACTACATACTTAGATAACAGGATGCATTTGTCTGAATCATTTGTGGCGCAAGTGGAGGATATGAGAACTAGACGACCAGATAAATATAAGCACCAGATATTAGGTGGCTGGTTAGATAGAGCTGAAGGAGTTATCTTTACTCACTGGCGCATTGGAGAGTTCGATGACAATCAGGACACAATCTTTGGACTCGACTTTGGTTTCTCAACAGACCCTTCTGTATTAACTGAGATTGCAATAGACAAGACACGCAAAATAATATGGATTAAAGAGCACTTCTATAAGGCAGGTATGTCTACCTCCAACATATTCGAGATGTGCCGTAGAATCGCAGGAAAACAGCTTATAGTGTGCGACAACAGTGAGCCTCGACTAATAAGTGAGCTGAAGACTAAAGGACTCAATATAACGCCAACGATAAAGAAGAAGGGAAGTATATTGACAGGAATCGCCTTAATGCAAGATTACAATATTGTTATAGACAAAGAATCCATCAATACAATTAAGGAGTTCAATAATTACGCTTGGAAACTAAAGGGTAGTATTCCACAGGATAATTGGAATCACAGCATTGATGGTAGTCGGTACGCAATTCAATACCTGCTTACTCGCTCTGTTCCGAAGGGGATGTATGTTCTTCGTTAGAACGCTCTATCTCTTTCTGTAGATTAGCAAGAGCTCTCCACGCTACTTTAGCTGAATGGCGCACCCCATCTGTATCTATTGTACCAGCCTCAAGTAAGTGGCGAGTTAGTGCATCTAATTCATCGCCAGATTTACTTCTATCCCAATGCAGAGGTTTATCTGGATTGTGTTGCTGATTTCCCATATAAGAACATTGAGCAACTTCTCTTATCGCATCAGGGAAATAATTAAGCACTCCACTGTAAACAGGTGTTTGCTTCCTTGTGAATTTAATAGGGGTCTCTGTGAATTTAATTGGGGTCGTTTCTTTTTCTTGTACATACTCTATTGCTTCATCAAAATAATCTCCTGTGAATTTAACACCCCCTGTATTTGTTTGTTCCATATCTGTGAATTTAATAGGCATAAAAAAAATACCCTACTCTTTCGAATAGGGTACTTAATAACATTTAAAATATGTACTCAATTATGAATTAAAAAAAATTACATTACAAATATAGAACAATTTCTTAACATTGGCTTAACATTGGGAAAAAAATTTCTGTTTATGTTTGCAGTGTACAATTTTAAATATAAATAATATGGAACACAAATGGATATATATAAATGAGATAACTACGCTACATTCAGATGAAGACGGCGTATGCTTATCCAACGAATACAATTCAATTACGATTGACCCCTATACTCTGGTGGATTGGTTGCCTAATATAATTGAGTTGGCGTTTCAAGAAAAAGAGAAACGAGACAAAGAGAAAATAGAAGAACTTAAAAATATAGTAAATGAGACAATATAGTTTAGAACGGATAAAGATGATATCCATTGATATTATTTCAGATGATGAATGGGTAAACGACTGTCTCTTATACACATCTGACGCTGCCGACGA